ATTAGATTTTAATCCTAAATCATTTATTGGTTTTGTAGGTGCATTAATTGGATTAATTGGTTTAGTAATACCAAAAGTTGGTTCAACTCTACCTTTTTGCGATTTTATACTTTTGTATTGTTTTAATCTATCGGCTTTTCGTCTTCGTCTCCTACCACCAAAGAATGCATTTGTGAGCGCTCCAATTGAAGTGAAGTTCGAAGAAATATTGCTAGAACGTCTACGAGAACGTCTTTTATCTCTCTGTTTATCCTTTCTTCTTCCAAATATACCTCTTCTTCTTCTAGCCATTAGTATTGTCTTATATCGTTAAAAGGTCTATCATTTCTTCCAAAGTCATCGAATCTATCTCCGAAATCATTAAATTCTTCTCTTTCTATGAATTCGTTTCGGCCTCCGCCACCGCCACCTCTACTTCCACCACGTGGTGGTGATGGTAATGGTTTATATGGATTTGTTTTATCTTCTGGTTTTGGTGGTGGTGGTAATTCTTTAATTGGTTTTTCATTAAAGGTGGGTGTAACCTCTACTGGTTTTATTTGAACCGGCTCTTCCTCTTCTCTGATTTGTGTTTCATAATCATCAAATGAGAATGGGAATAATTTTACATTATATTGTCCTATTTTTTTAAACACTCTATGTGGTATTGTTATACCAACTATTTCATCACCATTTCCCTCTTCATAAGTATCTCTACCAAAATTATCAAACTCCAAAATATCATCACCAACTATAATTGTGATGGCTTGTACATCTTTATTTTTTTGAATTAATAAAGGTACACCTGATTTAGTATTGATATTGTATTTTCTTGGGTCTGTCTTTACCAACGATATTTGAGGGTCTAATCCAGACAATGGTGCTGGTATCGATTCTGTATCTATCTGAACCTCATAGTTTGCATTTAAAGTTATACTTGCTTCTAATGTTTCACCATCCTCAGCAGACAATATTGTTGGTGTATTACCAGCACGTATTAAACGCATTTCAGTTATTCTATATAAGCTGATATCAGATGTACTGATTGTGTATTTTGTACCACCAGCATCTTCATATTCAGTATCACCAGCATTTGGAAAGAACTCTGCGTTTTTGTTTCCGTTTTTTAATATACTAACAGGAGCACCTTCTCCACTTATTTTAAACTTTACTTTATATCTAGTGGGTTCTTCATATTCATCTCCACCTCCCTTTGGTTTCTTATTTAATGTGAAATTTAAAAATACCGAAGTTGAACTACCAATACCAACTTCTTCAACAATTTGGTTATCAACATATTTGATAAGAGATATTGCTTTTGTATTTAATCCAAGTAGTTTATTATCCTTTAAACCTTGGTTTTCTATTATAGGAGCCCCATCATCTAACATAGATACAATGTAATACTCATTACACAAATATCCTTCTTTAGATACCTTTATACGTTTATCCTCTCTAGCTAATTGTTCTCTTGTAATTCTTACTAATGAATTTATACCAACTTTTTCATTATTTACAAAAGTTGAAAATCCCCTTTCATTTGTTTTTACAATAAAAAGAAAAGTATCTACAATAGTATCCTTTGGTGGTTCTTCTGGGTCTTCTGTATCACCAAAAGGGCCCTTTGGAGAGTTACCACCAGTATTACCAGTATTACCGGTATTACCAGTACCAGGTCCATTACCCACACCAGGGTCTTGGTCTGGCTCTTGTGGTGTAGTACCATCATCAAACCCATCATTAGGGTCTAATATTTCATCAAAATCAATATTTTTTATTGGTGCTGGCATAATTATTAACTTATATCAGAGATGAGTCCTCCACCCCCTCTATTTGGATTTGTAACTGGTGTTGATATTGGTTGTGGCGTTCCACCACCTCCTATATTATTATCTAATGGAGGTCTGTTAGGGAAATTCTTAAATCTATCCATAAAAGACCTTTTATTTCTACTCTTAGTTGGGTTTGGTGGGATGAACTTTGGTGTTGGTAAATCAACAGGTACTTCATCCTTTATTGCTTTTGCTAAATTTGTTTTTTCTACAATTTTTTCTTTGGATTCTTTTGGTTTTTCTTTTGTTACTTCTACCGCAGGAATATTTGGTTGTATAATTACATCCGATTCTCTACTTCGTATAACTTGTCCAATTTTATCTCTGCTAGCATCAAACTCGTTTTCTCTAACTGTTCTTGGTTGAATTGTTCTTTGTGGTAAAAACGTATCCACACATTCTATTAAAATCCTTTGAGCTGTTTTATAAACCGCTTCCTTTGATAAGGATAGAGATTCTTTTATTGGTTTTTGTTTACCATAGTTTGTATCACTAATATATGAGTTTCTATTTAAGTACTCATACTTCATTGCTTCTGCGAATTTTTTATGAATTCTAGTTGTTAACTTATCAAATTCTCTAATACCAAATTCTGCAACCATTTTATTGTACCACTTTTCGGTGTATATTCTTTTAATAAATGAATCAATTTCCTTTGAATCTATTTTTTCAATAAACTCACCAATGTATGGTATAATATCATCTCTAAAAGATTGCCCTTCTACCATAATGTTAAATCTTTTTAGTAAATCAGTTTTTTCGGAAACTTCATTTCTAATAGGTAATAGTTTTACTTCAGTTCTTGATGGTGATATTTCTTTAATCCAAAGTTTTTCATTTAAACTATCAAATCCCACTCTTTTATTTAATAATGTTATTTGTGCTTTAAATATACCATTGTTGTATCCAGCCTCATTTATTAATCTTTCCGCATCAATAAAATATTCATTTGGAAAATTAAATGCTTGAAATTCAGTTCCATCTGCTATTAGAAAATAATCTTTAATATTTTCTGAATTAAGAGGGATGTATCTAACTAACTTACCATCATCTCCTTGAGGTAATTGATTTTCGTTAGCATCATAGACAATAAACTCAATCATATCTGAATCGGAGAATCCAAAGAATGATTGTAGAGTTCCTTTTTCGAAAATCTCTCTATCTTTAGTAGAGATTCGATACCCTTTATTATCTATTATTTCTTTAAATGTTTTAATTGCCATTATTAACCTCTATTTTTTCTTAAATTAGTTGTAAGTGTTACACTATCTTTAGTTCCATCTTCAAATGTAACTTCACATTTTAATGATAGTCCTTTATAGTTTGTACCTTTTCCTTTCCAACCAATTGTTCTTCTTCTTGGTTTTAATCCTTTTTTCTTAGATTCACCAATCACCTTATTATCAAATTCAGTTCCAAATGTTACTGCTTTTTCCGGCTCTACAACTTTATCGTTACCAGTAACTTTAAACCATTCTGGTGAACCATCAAACGTCCATGATACATCAGTTATCTTTAAATCGGTAGTAACATTGGCAACTTCTAGTGTACTTGTCATTTTACGAGAACCAGCATCTTTAGCACTACACTTAGCCCAAATATCTTGGGCCTGTTGTGATGCATCCCCATTACCATTAGTAACCTTAACAGTAAAGTTATTACTAGCACCACTCTTAGCACCCTCTGCTGTTTGTGCAGATAACCCAAATAATTGTTCTCTCAATGATTCATTTTCTTGCAACAATGCCTCATTCCTAGCATTTAAAGATACTCTTTGAATTGCTTCATTAATTGAGTTTTGAACTGCATTTTGTAAATCAATTGTTGTTTCTGCTATTTGTTGGTTTGCTATATCAGCTTGTTCTCTAGCTATATTTGCTTTTAATTTTTCATTATCCAACTCTATTCTAAGAGTTTCGGCAATAGCTTCTAACTCTTGTATGATGGAATTTAAACCAATAATATCTCCATTTAGTCTTTCAACTTCATTTGTTAAATCATCTATTCTATCTAATGCTTCTTGATAAATTGAACGAAGTACAGTATCAGGTAGTGGTGCTGGTGCATTTGGTATTAATTCAAATATACGAGTATCTATTGATTTTTCCAATTCAACACTATCGTATTTAGGTCTAATTAATTTACCACCAACTATACCGCCATCCATTTCTTGCTCACTAATATATCCATATAGTTCATCATATTCAGAACTATTAACATCATTCCAATCTATGCTAGATGGATTTACATTGGGTTCAATGGTTGTAGAATCAATTGGTTTATTTCTAATTGTATTAGATAGTGGATTGATTGGTTTACCCTTAATTACATTCTTTTTTGCTATTCGTACACCACGTTCATTTTTTTTAGGAAGATTAAGAGAACCACCATCTTTAAGCTTGTTATAGAATCGCTCATCAGCTAAACCACGTTTTGGAACAAGGTTTTCATTACCCATCCCATCACGTCCACGTTTTATAGCTTCTCGCTTTTGTTTTGCTCTTTTATCTTTTTTGTTAAACATAAGTTTACGAAATTACGCTAAATGTGTAATCATCATCAAAGAAATAATCAGTTCCATTGATTCTAATTTTAAATTCTATAATATATACTCTATCAACTTCCCAATTAGATAAATTTAAATTAAAGTAGTTACCATCAGTATCACAACTTAATTTTGTGTAATCTGAAAATGGAACGATTACTTCACCCGAATGATAATCACATATTTGGTAATATGATGTTGTTGGTAAGAATTTACTAATACCATATTGCGCAGTTGATGAGAATGTTTTAATTGGATATAAGTCTCTACCAATTACCCTAAATTTAGGAGTTGTGTTTACTTTATATTCTTTTTTGAAGTTTCTAATTCCAACTTTGATTTCTTCAGATGTTAGTTCATCTAATGAGCCAGTTGAAAATACCGAATCATCCCATCCTATTCTAATCTTTGGTTGATGAATAGTGTTTGTTTCTTTACTAAAGAACTTTAAAATACCATAATCATTGTTATCCTCTTCTTTTTCCAATGGTAATTTTAATATAATACCATCATTTGGAATAGAACCACTAATCCAATCAACCATAATGTCTTTGATATCCATTGAAATATCTGTGGTCTTATATTCAAAGTTTTGTAATGAAGAAGATGCATAATAAAATGTACCACCCTTACCTTCATATGAACCAGTAGATACACTACTAAATTCAGATGTTTCTAACCATCGTAATACAGAATCACCCTCTCTATTGTTCCAAGTTACACCACTTGTAGTAATATCATCGAATCTAGTACCATTACCCATCTCCCAACTTTGAGAAATCGGATATGCTTCTATTTGAAATTCTAATGGAAGTTCTTCCGATTCAGTTTCTTTTAATATAAGAGTTGCTTCTGACATTGTTACCGAACCCTCAGATAAACTGGAGGATAGTCCGTTTACATCAAATTTAAGAAGTGCTCTTGATACATCTTTAATATTACCATAGTAAACCTTACTTACTTCTAATACCTCATCTAAACCAGCGTTTTGGTCGGGTTGTTGTAAGTACACCGATGCATCTTTTGATGCTGTTAAAAAATAGTATGCCATTATCTTGCCCTCCCTTTTATATCCGAATTTGGAAATTTAACTTCGAAAACCGATGGGTCTAAAGATGGATATAAAATCTTATCTTTAATCGCCGCTTCTATATTATATGAGTTTGGTGTATATTGACCACCACACTTATTTACAATTTTTAATTTTGGTACTGAACTAACTCCCTCAACATTTGCCACAATCAATTCTAATTCAGAAAGATTAATAGTATTATTAAAAGTCCAATTATCAATACTAAAATAATCTTGTAGTTCAGATATACAATCTGATAGTACTTCACTTTTATTATAACTTTTTAAAGTTATAATTTCAAACTCAACACCAATATTAATGATAAACCCATCATTTATATTTACACCATCAGTTAAAATTTTGTATTCTGAAAGATATGTTTTTAAATTTTCCTTTACTGCTCTATTAAGATTTGTTAACTTCTTTTCGGAATCATATCCTAATAAATAAAGATTAATAGCAAATGGATTATTCTTTTCATTATCATTAGATGTTTTACCAGTTAGATATTTTTGTATCTCTTGCTTAACACTTCTTCTATCAGGTTCCTCATTATCAGGTTTTTCTACAAAACTCATTACCAATTCGGTAAACTCATTAAGAGCTTGTGGTGAGCTTAATATAGAAGATGGTGAGTTATTATCCAATGTTCCATCTGCTGTAGCGTATGCTTTTGCAATCGAACCAAACTTAGTTGGCATCGATAATGCTCTGATTTCATAATCCTTAGAAGTTACTGCTCTATTTTGTGAACCGAAGTTAGCCAATGCATTTTGTCTAATCTCCTCCATTGTATCACCACCCTTACCACCAGTTGCAGGAACTTCATTATCTACTGCGATAGAGTTTTTAGCTGCATTGTATATTGATAATTGGGTTGGTGTAAATAATGTTGTATCTTCTTCAAATTCCGTACTTCTAATTTGAGTAATTGAACCTTTCTTTACATTTGATTCCACACCACCACCAACTAAATACTTTACAGTTATAGTTGTGTTAGATGGAGATGTACCATATGTTTTAGTTTTCAAAAAGTTAGTTGGGTCAAATGATTCTTCTAATTTAGAAATAGAATTAGGTAACCCCAATCCAACGTTTTTAAGGTTAGGTATAATCGTTTCATCATTTGATGTTGGGTCTCCAGCTCCAAATTGAATAGTTGTTGTACTGTCTGGGTTGATTTGTTTAACAAATCTACGAGATGTTTTTAATGTATTTAAAACATAAGGTACAGTTGATTTAAATTGATAAAGGTCTGGGTCATTTGATTCTGTATTTGGGTAATCCACAAATACTAATTCTTGTGCTAAATAAGGTACTTCATAGAATTTGTTACCATTTGAATCCCTTACATCATAGATATCTATTATGTTGGTATCTAATAAATCAATACTTTGAAAAGATTCATATGCACCAAACGTAAACTCTTCCTCTTTTATTTCAGCTGAAATAGCATTTACCAATTTCTTAACTAAATAAAATGAAGTTTCTCCACTTACTGAATCAGTTTGGTATATTGTAATTTCTCTATCTGTTGAATCTGAAAAATCTACAACATCTCTAGTAATAAACTTAACCCCATTTGATGATTCTAATATCATACCTTCTTTAATTTTTAAAAGATACGTTTCATCAAATGTATTATTTGCACCTGTTCCAGTTGATGGAACCAATTGGTAAACTGAAAGAGTTGTTACTGCTGGTGAGGATACTTTTGGTTTATATCCTAAGTATTGTGAGAGTGCTATCACATTCTCAATATCATCAGCATAAGTCATTAATGATTCCTTTAAGGTATCATCAACATAATATGAAAGTGAATCACCAATGTAAGATGCCATTTCAATGAACATCATACCCGGTGAAGATTCGTTAAAATCAGAATAAGTTTGTGGGAAATAAGTTTTAGCAAACTCAATAAGATTAGTTCTGAATTCAGTAAAATCTTTATTGAGGTATTTTATATCCTTACCTCTATTCTTAAAATTCTTTGTTGTTTTTGTAATTGCCATATCTTATTATCCCTGAACTGTAAATGTTAGAGTTTCTAAATTAATATCATCTCCTATTCTAAATTTAATCGAAACATTTAATTTATTGTTATCTCTCAATTCATCAGTTGATTCAATATCAATCTCTTCTGCTGTAACATAAGGTAACCATTGTTCTAAACTATCGTTTATAGTATCTTCTATTCTACCTTCCAAATCATCTACATTTGGTTCAAACAATAACGATTGTAAACCACTACCAAATTCAGGTTGTATAATACGTTCCCCCTTTTTAGTAAGTAGAAGATTTTTAATATTTGATTTAACTTGGTCTTTGGTTAGAAACGATTGCTCGAATGTATTTTCACCAAATTGTAATGGTAAAGTGATACCAATCGCATAGTTTGCAAATTCTTTAGTATCTTTAACAATTCTTCTTCCTAACTCAACTGCCATAATCTATATTACATTCCCGGTCTCCAAGGACCTTTCTTTTTATCCAACGCTTTCATTAAACCACTATAATCTCTATTTAGTGCTTTATCCAATCCAGTGTTTCCAGTATGAACACCTAAACCTTGTTTTGGTGCCATATCTCCGTAACCCATTTTTTGTGCTATATTTGATGCACCTAATGTATGTACTGAGTTTGAATCGAAGTTCATCGTACCAGACGATACTTCGGTTGGTGCCCCAGCATATGATGGAACATTAGTTCCACTTCTTTGTTGTGAGTTAAAGGGTTGTGTTTGTGCCAATACCTCATTTAATGCAGGATTCTTACTAAATATTTTTTGTGGTTGAACTGGTTCTTCCACTACATTTGAATCCATAAATGTTGGTTGTTTTGGTGTAACAGCTTCTTTAAGTTTTTTGTTTTCTTTCAATAACTTAGCCATTTCTTTTTTAACACCCTCTTTAACAAGTTTAGGAAGAATCACTTTGATTTCCTCCTTAACTATAATTTGTATTGCTTTTATTAATTTATCAGTGTCCATTGTATAAAATGTTTTCCTTTCTATATAAATATTTGATTTAGGTTTTTTTAATTTTTAATACAATCAGGTCGTATTGCAACCAATTGTTTCTTAAATTCTTCTATTTGTTTATTGATAGGATTGCCATCTCCAATATCATCAATGCCATCACCCAACGTTGTGTTAACTATATCTTCAAATGAACTATCACCATCTAAACCATCCGATGGTAACTCATATTCTTGCATAGGTCCAACCTCACTTATTGTATTATTATCAGGTTGTTGTATTACCGCTGGTTCACTTCCATCTTCAGATGGAAAGTTTATGTTTGGTAATGGAATAGTTGGTGGTATTATATATGCAGTCCAAGGTATAACTGCTGGTGCTGGTATTGGTGAAGGTGATGCTGGATATAATGATGTTGTTTGTATAAATCCACCTATTGAAAATAAATGTACAATAGCCGCAAGTACAAACATATTAACCATTATCTCTTGCTTTTTTGCTGGTTTTAATGGTGGATATAGTGGCCACACCCCAACATTACTTACTAAGTTTGAATTAACTGCTATGTTTTGAATTGTACCTGGTGCTGGAATAAGTGGAATTGGGAATGGATTCATAGGTGCACCCGCCCAATATGCTTTTACACCATTTCCAAATTCATTTGGTAATGAGAAATCAACACCAGGTGGAGTTGATAATCCTTTCAATAAAGCTACCCTAAAGAGAGTTTCCATTATTTGTTTGTTACCAGATTGTACAGCCTCACCATTAATTAAATCTCTACCCCTCTTAACGCATGCATCATATTCATTAGCCCAAATTTTTGCAACTTTATTTACATCTAAAGTATTATAATTCGGATTTGTTTGTCTTAATACATTTCTTTTGAATAATCCCCAGGACATTTTTTATTTTTTTAATAAATCCAATGGATTTGGTAAATTAACATCAGGTATCCCAACTTTTGGTATTTTGGGTAATTCTATATTAGGTATTTTAGGAATATCAATATTAGGTATTTCAGATATCTTTGGTATTTCTGGAATTGGTGGTAAGTTAGGTGGAGTTGGTAACTTAGGTAATCCTTTTTTAAGTTTAGGATTTTTTTCTACCTTCTTTTTTCTAAACTTTGGAATTGGTGGTAACTTTGGTAACCTAATTTTAGGTAATTCAGGTTTTTCAATCTTTGGTATTTTTGGAACCTCAGGAACTTTAGGCACATCAATAGGTAATGATTTAGCCAAATCACCAATTTTTCCAGTTTGTTTAGATAAATCTTTTAGTGCCATATTATTTAAGTTGTACGTTATTACTTAACATTGATTGTAATTTAGTTTTCAATGTTGTAAATTGTGCTATATTGGTTGGACCGGGTGATGATGGACCGGCTGGAGTTAAATATATTTGTTGTGTTATTAAATCTATCATTTCACCCAATAACTCTACCAAAGTTTCACCCTTAGCAGCGGCTTCCAATTCACCATCAGTTCCTAACATAATAGAACCATTACCAATATCTAAGTTAATATCTCTATCTTGTGTATCAACAAATATATGATTATCAGTTGTAATGTTTATACCATCAGTTGCATCAATTGAAAATTGACCATCGGTTATAAACCCTACATCTTTTTTTGCAGAAAAAATCATTTCAGCTGCTTTAGCAGAAACGATTATTCTATCTGAATTTAGTAGAATTTGATTTCCCTTTAATTCAGAAGGGTAATTGTAAAATGATGGATATTCATTTTCAGTTGGTAATGTATATTCTAATAATCTATCACCACTACCTAAATAAATAATATTACCATCATCATTAATATTTTCTTCAGTAGATGCTCCAATTGGTTTTGTTAAAGATTCACCATTTTCTCCATTTCTAATTGTAATGCTTGGTGAAAAAATGTTATCAGGATTATTATATCCACTAAATCTAATTGATTGACCAAATCTGCTTTCTATTAAATTATCACCTTCATATAATTTAAGTTTATGAATAGTTCCATCTGGTGTGAAATATTCACCCAATGTTGAGGTATCAGTTTCATCTAAGGAACTTTCAGCTCTTGGTATTCCAGTTGATTGTACACTACTATAATTAGAAGCTGTATTAGTATCTGCTGCTTTTTCTTTTTTCTGAACACTACTTATCTCATCTAAGCTAGTGTTAACATTTGGTAAAGATGAACCTATAATTCGTTCATACACATAACCACCGCTGGGTGAGTTAATTATATGAATAGTTTCATTTACAGTTGGTAATGAAACATTTGTTTTATTTTTAGGTAAAGCTAAACTCAGTGCTTCATCTTTTTTATTTGGACTATTCGATGCTCTGAATAATACGGCTCCAATGTATTTACTCTTTAATTCTTCTACTATTTCTAAATCAGTAAGAATATCATCAGAAGTATCCAAAATAACCTTATACACCACACCCATAGTGGATGTTGGTTTAGGTTTTCTATCAACTCTTTGATTAGATTGTACATTACTATTTCTATTGAACATAGCCGTTTACTTTTCTATTTTTTGTTTTACTTCTTCTATTTCATTTTGTAAATCATCTACCCTACTAACCTCATCTTGAACTTGTTCAATCTCTGAAAGTAATTGTTCTCTTTCTGCATCGGTAAGATATCCAGTATCTCCTTCTGATTTTTGGCTTGATGCGATAATTCTTTGTGCGATAGTTGCTAACTTAACTAATTGGTCATCGTTACGAACTGATGTATCAATTAAGTCTTTGATGACCGGGCCTAAGATTCCCATATCACCATTATGTCTAATCATTTTTCTGATTTCAAAGATGACTTCAGAAATATGTTTCTTTTTATTTATTTGATTGTTATAGATATCCTCAAACAACCCACTAAGGTTTTTGCCTGGGAATAATTCAAAATCTGTTGACATAGTTTATTAATATTGTGTTCAATATATAAATATCAATAAACAAAAAAGTGTGGGATTACCTACCTTGCCCCCTATATGCCTTTTTGTAGTTTCTACTATTTTTAGATTTAGAAGTTTTGCTCTTAGCGTGAACACCAGGTCTCTTCTTACTTTGAGAACGATATAACGAAATACCAAAACCTCCCTTTGCTTTTGCCATAATATATTTAGATTATACCAATAAGTATATTCTATTAAACCAAACAAAAACAATTACTTATTCTTATAAAAGAATTCTAATATATCTCTTTCTAAAGTAACATCCATTACGAAGTTATCTCCATACATAATGCTAGTAAATGTTCCTTCATCTTCATCGGTTATTTCGATAACATAATCTATCTCATCAAATGTTACTTTATAACTTTCACTCTTTCTGATTCTTTGTATATTTTTGTGTTCCGTAGTTCTTTCAATAACTTCCTTACCACTTATATCAGGTACATTTAGAAGTTGGGTTACACACTTAGCATAGTTTGTTTTAAGGGTATCTATAAAGAAGATATCATCCATCTTACTCATTAGATACAATCGTTGTTTTTTATCCAAACCACCTGCTTTAAAATCACCAGTGTATTGTACGATTGGTAATGATAGTATTGCTTTTTGGGAATCTTCTTTTAATCTTTTAAAATCTACTTTGGATTTTATTTGATGAGGATGATTGATATCTCTATCACATGGTAATGCTAAAATATCATAGAATGTATTTGTACCAAAGTGTTCTTGTATTAGAGGACTCATCTTTATTCTTTTTCAGTAGCATATTTTACACCCATAATTGTACCAACGATTGAGAATGCGTTAGTAAGGAGAATACCAAACATATTACTCCAAGTAGAACCAATGATTTGAGTATCAGTA